ACAGTATCTTTTGGATTTTCATCTGTGTATAACCTCCTACCTGAACCTTTTGGTTTTTTACCAGTGCCTACTTTAGGATCTCTTCTTGCCACCGATAACTCCTTTTAATGTTTTAGCTTGACCTGCATGTAATCTAGAAGCTTTCTTTAAGCCTTTAATTACTTTTCTTATTTTTTTCTTTTTGCCATTTTTTAACATTTCCATCTCCTTCTTGCCTGACGGATACGTGAGTTCGGATCGTTTCTTGTTTTTGCTGATGATCGTTTAAGTTGTCCTAGTGATCTTGCACAGAAAGACTTTCTGCGTTTAGCAGCTTTTGATCCAGGTTTCACTTTTCCTGTCACGGCTGTTTGTAGTTTAGAGCCGGGATTCATTCTTCTATAGGCAGCGACCCCAGCTTTAGTCATGCCTGCTCCAGCCTTTGTAGGCCTGAAGTTCTTTTTATTTCTAGCTGGCATTCCGCCTTTTGCTAGTTGTTCTCTCACTTG